CACTTAGTGTAGATCCTAATACAGCAGCACCACCTACACTTAGTGTAGATCCTAATACAGTAGAACCACTAACACTTAGCGTAGATGATAATGTAGTAGCATCACTAACACTTAGAGTAGATCCTAATACAGTAGAACCACTAACACTTAGCGTAGATCCTAATACAGTAGAACCACTAACACTTAGCGTAGATCCTAATACAGTAGAACCACTAACACTTAGAGTAGATTCTAATACAACAGCACCAGTAACAGGATCCAGAGTACCGATACGTGCTCTAGTTATACTTGCTGATGTTATACTTGCTGATGTTATACTTGCTGATGTTATTTTAAATATTTCTTTTCCTTCTGGGACGAATGAACCTGAAACTCCTGCAACATTTATCTGTTGTCCATTTAACCATATATTTTCACCAGCATCAAAATCATTTAATCCTTCAAATTGAACAAATTTTATGGGATCGTATTGTAACTTTGCATAGGATGCTGATCCTGTTGCTTTATGATTCAAATAGTTGGTCCAAATTTTGGCGAGGCTATCGCTGGCATTAATAAATCCTGATACGTTGTAGCCGCCGACGCCACTATAGTTCTTGACTAAATAATGAAAAGAAGATGTAGTCAAGGATCCATTATGTACCCATCCAGTTCCACCCCACTTATTATATGTATTAGTATTTACATGATAATCACTCATAGCTTTTTTTGGGAAAATATCAACCCAATTAGAATTATTGTACCCCACAAAATATGAAGAATTACTACCGCTATTATGTTTATTATATCTATCATCTCTTGTAATGTAAAACCATTCATCTGTAAAATACGTCGACGACGACGCATTACTAGATTTTATGTTCGATCCCGAAGTTAATCTCCAAACCCCATTAAATTCTGGAAATCCGAAATGTCCATCTGAATAGGTCCCCGATGCTGATTGACTAGCATTTATGAAACTACCATTATTTTGATGATGTAGTGGAGTATATCTTACAGCATGAGAAGAACTAGGAAAATTAGTGTTTGTATAACTAGTATTCCATCCTTCTGAAATTAATAATATTCTAGGACCAATACTTCCATAGTATTCTGTTAAAGAACCATTACGATGTTCATCAATTCTCCCCCAGCTAAAAATGCCGGATGATTCATCATCGTTTAATAAAGTTTTTAAATATATAGAACCACTTTCATCTATAATGGGATATGCATTGTAATCGATAATTTGATGACTAGCAAGACCTTGAACATGAGCGTCTCTAAAAACTGCTCCTTGAACATAAGTATCTACATAACCTTTTGTTGTTAATCTATATTTAGAGTTTGACGCGTTTGAGATCTGAGAGAATCTTTCTATATCAATGGTATTATATACGTCACCTTTAAACTCATTATAAACACCAGAAGCAGATATAAAACTACCACTTGTTATTTCTAATTTTCCCGATGTAGCGCCATTAGTAATAGATGCATTTAAAATATTAGCTTTTGTATGAGACGAATTTGTCACATTTAATAAAGCACCAGGCATACTCATATCTACTTTTATTACTTGTAATCTATCTGAATTTATCTGTCCTCGACCAGTATTTTGACCTTGTGATGAATGTTGAGGATTAATGGAAGGCATATTTATATTATATATATATATAAAATTTTTTATTTTATTTTAATTTAAAATTAATATATTTTTAATTAATTAGTTTATATAAAAAAAATTTATATATATATATATAATATAATGAGTACTATATCATTAGTAGCAAGGGGTGCGATCGATCAATATTTAACAGGTAATCCACAAATAAGTTTCTTTAAAACTGTATATAGAAGATATACACCATTTTCATTATATACGTTACCCATTGAAAATGAAGAAAATAAAACAAATGATAATGGTTGGATTAACAATACAAAATCAGTTTATGTTGGAAGTAATTATGGAGATTTATTATGTAATGTATGGTTACAATTAAGTTGTTCTGGAAGTGGTGGTCTTGTATCGAATGGTTATTTTAATTGGATGAATAATACAGCAGCTGCAATAGTTGAAGAATATTCTTTATATTTAGATAATCAATGTCTTGATAAACAAGAAAGTAATTATTTGGATATATATAATGAATTATATCAAAATGACTATATAGAAAATACAATGTTAAATAAAGATCCATCAAATCCATCACCAAATATGACCAGCCATTTAACCTCTACTGTTAATAATAGTAATTTAGAACTTAATGTAGATTTTAAGTTTTGGTTTTGTAGAAATAGTGGTCAAGCAATACCTTTATTATGTTTAAATAATAATAATACTTTAAGTGTAAAATATAGTCTTAGGAATTTAGATACATGTATTAATGCATCGGGCAGGGGCGAGTCGCATACTCTTTCGGGCAAATGTAGATTATTTGGTAAATTTGTAAAATTATCAAAAGACGAAAGAATTAGATTCTTAAATAGTACGCATGAATATTTAATTGAACAAGTAAACCATGGTAATGGTATATACAGTAATAATGCAATTGGAAAATCCGCTACATTAAATTTCAATGGTCCTGTTAAAAAACTTATATGGTATTTTCAATATAAAAGTAATATGACAACATTAAGTACTCTCTCGTCTGGAAAAACTATAATTGATGGTAGTGAAGTAAATCCTGCTGTAAATGCAGCCTGCAAAAACAATTATTTTAATTATAATGCAAATGTTGTCAATAATACTAATGATGTAAAATCACCACATACAGGTAAAAATCAAATAACATTATTAGATCAAAATCATTTCCCTTTTATTACTAAAACAGGATTAAAAATAAATGGTCTAGATTATACTAATTCACAATTACAATCTAGCTATTTTTTAAATTATGAATATTATAGATGTGGGTATAATATGCCAAACAAATTTATATATATGTATAGTTTTGCATTAAATCCAAAAGAACATCAGCCAAGTGGGACTTTAAATTTTTCAGAAATTTCTAATGCACAAATAACATGGGACGGACTTGATACTGCGGCTTTTGCGGATGGCAAGGATTCTCATGATATTAATATAAATGTATATTATATTAACTATAATATATTAAGATTTGCTTCCGGACAAGCAGGCTTAGCATACACTTAATTATAAAAAAAATGATTTATTCATTGAAATTAATTTTATAACTATAAATAATAATGTAAAGTTTAATATTATTTTTTGTCCATTTGTTAAATTTAAAGAATCAATTAAAGCATCTGATAATCCCCAAGCAAATATCCAAAAAAATATACTTAATATTAAATTATACCATCCTTTTGACAATATTCTCATTATATAAATTTGAAATATATTTATTTTAAATTTATTATGGAAGCTTTACAAAAATATATTGAAAAGTTCACTATAAATATTCCATCATATGTCGAAAATAGCAATAAAAGTATTCAAACTGCCATTGAAAAAAATGATATTAATTTAGTTAAATCTTTAATAGCATATAAAAATTATTTAAATCGTATGGAAAAAGAAATTGATATTTTAGATACACTATTAAAGTATGGTTAATATTTCTTACCATTCCTTAAAGATTTTTCTTCATATTTATTTTCATAATTATCAGTTGTGCATACATATGAAAACAGTGTATTTAAATAACTGTCTTCTTTTTTTATTTTTTCAATAATTCTATATTCATTTTTTTCTTCATTAATGTGAACTGTTTTTTTTAACATTAGTATTTAAATATATTTTTATATTTTAAATCAAATTTAAAATGTGCGGAATAACTGCTATAATATCAAATAAAAATATTATATATGATTTATATGAATCATTATATCATTTACAACATAGAGGACAAGATGGATTTGGAATATCTTATTTAAATAATGATAAAATTACTTTATGTAAATATAAAGGATTATTATCAACAATCGATATTAATGAAAAATTAAAGAATATTTCTACAAATGTATCAATAGGTCATGTAAGATATCCAACTATTGGTAAAAACACTATAAATGAATGTCAACCTTTTCTAAAAGAAGGTGATTACTATAATATATCTATTGTTCACAATGGTCAAATTTGGATTACCGAAAAAATATTAAACTACTTTAAAATTAATAATATCAATATTGATAATAATATAACTTCTGATAGTATTTATTTATTATATTTTTTATCATATCATATCAATAAACATAAAACATTAAATTATAATAAGATACAAGATATAATTAAAGAATTATATGATTTATTTGAAGGTTCATATAATTGTATATGTTTGATAGAAAATTATGGATTAATATGTTTTAAAGATAAATATAGTTATCGTCCATTAATATTAGGTAAAAAAGATAAATCATATATTATTTCATCTGAATCTGTTTCAATTACCAGTATTGATTATGAAATAATAGATGATATTTATAGTAATCAATTATATATTTTTAAAAATAATGATTATAAAATATTAAATATTACAGATAAAAATTATTTTAAACCATGTGTATTTGAATGGATATATTTATCAAGAGAAGAAAGTAATATATATGGTGTAAATGTATATAAAAGTCGTTTGAAAATGGGGGAATATTTAGCTAACAAAATAAAAAAAAATATAGATATTAATGATATAGATTTAGTAATACCTGTTCCAGATACTAGTAAACCTATTGCATTAAAAATATCTGAAATTTTAAATAAACCTTATTATGAAGCATTAACTAAAAATAGATATATTAATAGAACATTTATAATGAATACTCAAGAAGAGAGAAAAAAAAATATAAAAAGAAAATTAAATTTAGTTAAATCAATTGTTGAAAATAAAAATATATTAATTGTTGATGATTCTATTGTCAGAGGAAACACTATAAAACATATTATAGATTTATTTAAAAATAATAATGTTAATAAAATATTTGTAGTATCAGGATCCCCCGAAATTATTAATGAAAATAAATATGGTATAGATATTCCAGATAAAAAAGATTTATTATTAAATAATAAATCTATCGATGAAATTAAAAAAGATCTGAATATTAATGAACTTATATTTCAAGATTTAGATGATTTAAAAAAATCAATTCAATATTTTAATCCTAAAATAACAGATTTTGAATTATCAATATATAATTTATAGTATAATACATTTATTTCTATCTTTTATACATATATAATTATCTGTTTGAGTGGAGATAGTTCTTGTTGTTACTTTTATTTTTTTAACAGGTTTTTTCATAATAAGAGGTTTATTTGTTTTTAAAGTTTCTTTTTTTTTATTTTCTAAATATTCGTCTGACAACTCTAATGTAAGACCACGCCACTTCTCAGGAACATATGGTATCTCCATTTGTTAATATATTAAATTAATTATCAAATTTAACTAAATTATTTAAAAGAATACCAACAGTAATCGGTCCTACTCCACCAGGAACAGGTGTTATATATTTAACTTTATCTATTACATCATTATAATCAATATCTCCACATAATTTATTATTTTCATCGCGATTTATACCAACATCTATAATAATAACACCTTCTTTAATCCAATCTTTTTTTATTAATTTAGCTTTCCCACATGCCGATATTAAAATATCTGCTTGATTAGTTTTTTCTTTTATATTTTCTGTAAATTCATTACATAATGTAATCGTTGCTTTTTTATTTAATAACATAACTGATAATGGTAAATTCACCATACCCGAACCAACAAACACTATATGTTTTCCTTCAACATTTATATCATAATATTCGAATAATTTGATAATTCCAAATGGAGTACACGGATAATAACTTGGCTTATTATTCATCATAATCAATCCTAAATTTACAGGATGTAATCCGTCAACATCTTTTTTTACTAATATTTTTGATAATATATTTTGTTGATCTAAATGGTTTGGTATTGGTAATTGAACCATAATACCTGCTACATTATTATCACCATTTAATTCATAAATTTTGTCAATTATATCATGTTCACTAATATTTTCATTATAATTATATATTTCACAAGATATACCCAATTCAAAACATTTTTTCTTTTTTATATTTACATATGTTAATGAATCAGTCCTATCTCCTATCATAATGATTGATAATTTTATTTTATTACCTTTTATTTTATTATCTTTTATTTTATTTTTTATATTATCATAAATATTATCAGTAACAGGTTTCCCTGATAATTTTTTATCCATATATAAGTAATATTAATTTATATTTTAATTATTTACTTATTTTTTTAACATAAAAATCTCTAACTTCCCATTGTTTTTCAAATGGTATATTTTTATTATATTCTATTAATTCATTTTTAGATTCATTCTTATTATATTCTATTAATTCATTTTTAGATCTTTTTATATTATTACTTTTAATATTAAAATCTCTAACTTCCCATTTTTCTTTATTACATATTAATATATTTGAATTATCTATTTTTTTAGGAATTATATTTCCATATAAAGATAAAGCGGAATAATTTGGAAAAAAATTATAATAAATATCTTTAATATTTTTTGGTAATGATATTAATCTGTCAATTCTTCTAAACATTCTCTACTATTATATAATATATTATATTTTTTTATATACTTTAATTTATTCTTATGATACGTATCTGTTAATAAAGAATATATAATTTTATATAAAAACATAAATATTCTTTCATTAATAATTGTTAAACTAACTTTATTTTTAAATTTAAATATCCACGTTAATGCATAAAATATTAAATAAATAATAGGTGTTCTCAAAAATAATAATGCAGATACTCTTTTATATTTAACATAATTTTTAACAGCACCCAATACAGGTATTATTAATAGGGATTGAATCATTTATAAATACAGGTGGTCCAGATGTCGTTTTATAATTTATTCCGTATAAATTCAAATTTTCTATTTCTTCATTTTGTGAACAATCTTTAAATAACATATTTCCCATTTATAATAATAAACAATTTAAATTTATATTATTTAGTTAATATTTATATAAATAAGTTTTCCATCCATGATAATCTTTTCCAGACAAAATTAAATCATTTGCTTTTTTTCTGATAGATTCAATATCTCTACCATTCTTTTTGCTAGGTGGACTTCTAATATATATCATATTTCCTTCCTTTGTAACAAATACATGTGATCCTAATTCTTTCATTTTGTCTTTTATATCTTTTAAACTGGTATTTGTGGGCATTTTATAATAATCATCACCAGAATAAATATCCACATCAAATACCTCAATATCAAATATAGATGATGATAATTTATTAAATTGATAATTTTTTAATAATTCTTCTAATTTTGTGATAAGATATGTAACAATTTTATCATCATCATTATTATTTTCCATTTAAAAAAAAAAATAATATAATATCAAATTTGAATTATATTAATCTATTCTTAAAAATATGAAAGATAAAAATGAGTATACAAACACATATGATTGGTTAATAAGTTATGGATTCACCGATACCGATATATTAAATATAAAAAAAATATATAATAGAGAAGGTGTTAAATTTTGTAAAAAATCGTTTAATATAAATGATTTCAAAGATATGAAAATAGAATTAAATAAAATTAAAAAAGAAGAACAAAAAGATTTCTATAAAGAATTATTATCATCTGTATCTGATGTAGATATAGATGTTGCACTTAAACAACTTATATCTAATTAGTTAATGTCCTGTTGTTTGACAAGTATAGGCTCTATCGTAACAAGAATCAAATGATATCATAGATACTGAATTTTTATTATATGTTGATACACATTCAGTTTCACTTGGGCAATCAGACCTTCTATTAACTGATTCTTGAGAACCATCTTCACAAAAACGATAACAAACTTCTCCCATATTTAAAGTATTTTTTTGTATGTGATAATTCATACAATATGGTTCTGCTTGTCTGAAACAATACATAAGAGTACATATTTCTGCTCGTCCATCACGGACCTGACATGTGTTACACCCATCGTTCCATGTAGCACAGTTATCTGGTATAGTAGGTGTTTCATAAGAAATACAATTTCCATAATCATCTCTTCTTTCATTATGATCACAAGGTTCACGACATTGACCTGGTGCATCAGCTATCATATGTCCCATAGTTTGAACACATTCTAATCCATCCATACATCTTGTTTGATACTGTGGTGGTGTATATCCACCACAAGTTTCATTAATACCTACTTTATCTACGCATTCTGAAGAAGGTAATTGAAGTCTGCGCCCATTGACCATGGGTATTTGTAATCCAGTTACACGACAAAATTGATTATAATGACAATCGTTATCAGATGAACACCATGTATTTTGACAATCATACGAAGGACATGATGTTTGACATTCACATTCATCAATATGATTATTCATTCTACAACCATCCATATTAAATTCAGGAATAGCAGGCATAGGACAAGGCATTGGAGGTGGGCAGGGATCACACTCTTCAAGAGAATCATGTGGAGGACATGATTCTTCCCATGGTCTATAACATCTATTAATTGTATCACAAAACATATATCCGCCGTCTGTAACACAACCATGTTCATCTTGTTCTGAACCAATCAACATTTGTGAATAAGTATTTGTTACAAATAACATACTGATCAATGTTCTAAATAAATTCATAGTTATATATATATATATAATAATTATTTTTAAATAATAAAAAAATAATTACCTTTTTTCTAATAAACGGCGAAGTTGTACTTTCCAGGCTTCACTTGGTTCTTTTATCCTTAAATATTTATATGCTAATGTTTTTTTCCAATGTCTTAAATAATCTACATTATCATCTGACTTTATTAACGATTCATCTAACATCTATAAATTATATTATATTTAATTATAATTTAGAATTATAAATCATATTTGCAAAATCATAATATTTAAATTCAAACCCAATTTTACACACTTCACCGTCATCATTTCTTACAAACATATCCTCCGTTAAATAAACTTTACCTACCTTATAACTGCCATAATTCATTAGATCATTAATAACTAAATTTGTACCGAAATAATCATGTTGAATCACTTGATTGTCCATTAGTCCGTGTCCGTATGTTGCGAACACATAATCCTCAACTAGAATGGAGCATCTATTACTAATTACGAAAGTATACATTTCAGGACATTTAATCATAGATTTTTCGGAAATACTGATTGGATGCACCCATTCTTTACTTTTAGGTTCAATTACAGGATGATATGGTGTGATATGTAGTTTGTTGGAACCAATTCCATTCAATGTCACCATATTTTGATATCCTCCGTGACATTCCGTTACGACAACAGCTTCAATTTTACCACATTCAATATATTCTATACCATTTTTGATATTAATTGTGACAACCTCATCACCTTTCTTAATGTCTTCAACTGCTTTGATGGATCCATCATCCATTTTCACCATACTTCCGCGAGCACAACATCCGCCACTCGCCACATTATAAGAAGCCATTGTTGCTAAGGGTTGAAGAGGTTGGATACCTCCACCGGCACTTCCACGCATACCAGATGATCCATAAGTTATTCTTTGTTCTCTTTTAGGAGGAGGCATATTATCAAAGATATCTGAAATTTCATCGCGTAGCTTTTCAAATAATTCACCTGTAAAATTAGATACTCCACGATCCTTAAAATTATTACATACTTCATTCTTATATGCTGTTACGAGAGATCTTAGATAATGGATTCCCCATCGAGTAAACCAATCTTCTTTTTGTCCTTGTGATGTCATATTAAGAGATTCTTTTACTTGACCTTCAAGATCAAATAGAATATTTTGAATGTATTCATTATCCTTAGATACAGGATTAAATGTGAATTTAAGAATAAGATTATCGAGTGTTGTCTTAAAACCCTCATCATTAAACTTTTTCATAGTGATACAAGCATCAAGAGCATTACAAGTTTCATATCTGAAAATTTGTTCTTGATAATATTCATCTGAAATATCTTCTAATTTAATATTATATTTTTGTCCGTTAATTTCTACATCAACATCAACGACACCTTTTGAAATTTGTTTCACTACATTTTTCTTTTGACCATATTTAAGAGTGTTAACTGTAATAGTTTCACTAGTCTTATCAACATAGTTAATTGTGACTTTTGAATCACATACAGCCGTAGTAAAGAAATTACTAATTCCGTGAATAAACATATTTGATAGTAGAGATGAGTCTGAAATGAAAGAATATCCATCCCCACCTGAAATATATGAAATATTATTTAGAATATCTGATTTTAGTGAATATCCAAATCCATAACAGTTAATCATACACTTAAAATTATTATCTTTAAAATACTTTTGAAGAGCACTTTCGTATCCTCTGCTTGGTTCTGAACTAGGAAGTCCGTCTGTAAATAGTTTAATTACTTTGAGTTTATTTGGTGGAGAGTTTTGTCTTAAACAATCAAGAGATTTTACAATACCATCCCACATATTAGTAGTTCCATTTGGTTTAAGGTTATCTAGTTCAGTTTCAATAGTNGCCTTATTTTGAGGAGTACATGCNGTATCAGTGAACATNATATCAGCACTACATGAATANGTTACAATACTAATATTATCATTCTCATTNAGAGTTTTAAGAATAGTTTTAGCAGCAGATACAGTNAGAGATAATACCGAAATACCATAACTGGTTGAACTACCATCATCACCCTTAACGGGTGCATCTGTTCCCATAGATCCAGAAATATCCAGACATAATACAATATCAACAGATTGTCTTGTTTCCGCATTAGGAACATCAAAGTTAACAAACAACATATCATCAAGAAACGTGCTGGCCTTAATAGTAATATCGTCCATTTTACGATTAAATTCTACCAGATCTTTTTTAAGTAGTTTAGATTTAATTTTAATTTGTTCTTCTGATATTTTTTCACGAATAGAATCAATACTCTTTTTAAGAGATTTATTTTCTTTAAGACTTTCAATAGTGAGATATTGTCTTGTCATAGGAGAAGAATTCTTTTTAGACAACCATTTTTCAATGGCTGATTTTTCATATGTATGTCCATCAGGATCAGATACAGGATCTGACATAAGTTCACCGGTGATTGGACAGTAAAAGTCATCTGGCACAAAAATTGTGGACATTATCTTATAAGTTATACTGTTCACTTGTTTTTAAATCAAATTTACAAAAAAAAAATAAAGATTATAATAATACAATACGTTATCATTTACATTATCATTAATTAAATTTAGTTATTATTTCATTTAATTTATGAATTCTTTTTAACATATTTTCATTTTTAAATATAATACTCCAACCATTTAAATATTGTAATAATTCTTCTTTATATTTAATTATATAACTATCCCATCTAATTCTATTATCTTTTTTCATTTTTATATTATTTATGTGATCA